GGCCGTGGTTCCAGCGAGAGAAGGTCAAGTTGATCAACGCTTGACGTGCGCCAGTCAATTCATCACGAACCACCATCATGCCAGTACGATCGATGATTTGGTAGCCGCGACGGAAGTCGCCGTAAACTACCGAGAAAGCGCCAAGAGCTACGCTAGGCATATCTTGGAGCACGATGTACGGATCGCCACCGATGGTGTTTGGGGCGTCTGGGGCAAGGCCCATCTGCCACAAATAATGGTCGTTAGTGGTACCTTTCAGGGTACGGAGTGTCGCCAGCGTCTGACGGTTAAAAGCGAAATAGGGATCATAACCCTCTTTCAATTCGCCTGTTAGCTTAAGCAGATCGTCTGCTGAGATAGAGCCGACTGCTGCAGTATCTGCGTAGTTGGCGAGGAGAGACGCGTTCGAGAGGAAGCCCTCTGGTTTCTTAACGCCGTTACCAGATACGAAGTTCAAGCCTTCAGCTTTAGCGAAAGCGAGAGCGACGTCTTCATTGATCAGAGCTTCAAGGTCGAAGCCTGAGTCCATGAGGAGGTCACGAGTAAACGGTACAGTAACGGTCAGACGGTGAGCCGTGAGGGTTTCGTTTCCGTATCCCGATTGGCTGAGACTATTCTGAGCGAGTTCGCCCTCGTAGGTAGCCGTTGGGATGGATGTACGAACAGGCATTTCGATTGTGCGTTTGCCTACCGTGATGACACGTGCGATAGAGCGGACAGGCGAGACTTCGACGATTTGACGGAGTACGTCATTCGACAGCTCAGTTGGTGCGAGGTAGCCGCCATCGGTAGAGCTACCAATGGTCATTGTTTTACCTTCACGGAGATAACCCGCGAGTTCTTTATACTCAGGGGTTTCTTTATAACCCTTGCTGCCGCTAGCGCCGCTTCGTGCTACGGCCACTTCGAGGTCTTGAATGCGTTTTGTCTGATCTTCCGAAGCATTCTTAGCCTCTGCGATTTGACGCACGAGGGCTTCGTTTTTCTTATCGAAGTTATTGAGGCTGGCCTCAGTTCTTTCGATGGCGGCTTTGAACTCAGCGCTGTCTGCGCCGTGTTTTTCCTTCATCTGACGAAGGGTGCTTACGGCTTCGCTGGCGTCTTGCTTCAACTTCTCTAGATCTTGTGACATGTAAATTCCTTCAGTTAGATAGATTTCAGTTCCGCAAAAATGGATGCTAAGTCTTTCATTCCAGCGTCTCGCTCGGCTTCCGCAAGACCTTCTCGGCGAGCGGACATGATTGATTTAACTACTAATTTCGCTTGAGAGTCGTTAAAGAATACCCCTTTTTTAAGTATTCGTTCTAGCTCTCGTTCGGATAATAATCCAATACTTTCAATAAGTACGCAAGCCTTTTCTTCAAACGGACTCTCTTTTCCGAAGCGTTTGTAATAGAACTCGATCGACGATTTGAGCGCCTCGACTGAGCCTTCGGGGATCTTATATCCAGATTGGACTGCGGCAGCTGCGGATTGCAGAGCCTCAAAAACTATATGGAATTTTCCCTCAACAAGATCACCGATGAGAAGCCTATCCTCCTCGGGGAGCAGAAAACACGACTTGAGATCCTCTACGGAGGCGACTCGCGCGGTGGCCTCGCTGGAGTCCCAGCCATGGCCAATTGGCGCTAATGGGAAGTCCTGTATAGTAGAGATGGACTTCATTGACGTTACGTTAGCTCGGGTATTCATAGGCATGGTCACCAGTGACACCTCGCAGAGTTCCAGCTGCTTAAGATTTCGCACCCGGCCACCATCCTCGTAATCGAAATCTATGGCGTAGTACCCGATAGACATATCTGCTACCGAGCCCACTTTCATCTGGGGGATAACGCGGCCCGAGACGAAAGTGTCCGACTTAGGCAGACATCCTTTTACAAATAGGCCGTTGGAGTCCTCCCGCATTTCAGGATATATGCCCAGTGGCATTTTTGTATCGTGCTGCCATAACACTGGGAGTTTCTTAGCCTTCTTCGCCCACGAGTCGATGGTTTTAGCGAAGGCCCCAGATTTAACCCTGTCGCCGCCCTCGTCAACGTTTCCGAAGGTTGACGCGTACCCCTCGAAATAGAAGAAATTAGGGTCTTCTTCATTTATAGATTTAACTTCAAAAGGTACAGTCATTCTCTGCATTTATATTCTCCTAAAGGGGTATGACTTCAGATGTTAACCAGCAATTACAATTTATGACCTCGCGGGCGGGACCCGAAGGATCGCCAGGGTAGCTTAACGTGGAACCGCCTATATTAAAAGGGCTATTATCCGGCCTACGCTGCTGGTCGGCGCTCATGTGGGTGTCCCGCGAGTTCTCAAAGGAGCAGTTCCATCGGCGCACAACTACGAAGGCGTCCACGATTCGAGGGCTAGCCTCCATAGCGTCTACCTTAAGCTGCTTTGTGGACTCGCTGGCGGCCTGCGTCTCGGTGGCGGCGATTATCTTTCGCCTCTCGTCGAACTTCTTTTTTAAGAGCGCGGTGGCTAGAAGAGAGACCTCTATCGGACTCGCGGTCGGCTGCTCGGAGAGTAACGCCTCTTTGGCTCTAGACGCAGTCTCTTCTCCTTGGATATAGTTGGTCTCCGAGATTATGGCCGCACGTTCGTTGGAGACATTTTCTCGCCAGTCGTCCAATAACTCCTGGTACTTAGCACTAGCTATGGCGTCAAATTCTACGGGGTCGATCGAGGTAAACGCGCGAGTTCTAAAGCGCTCCTGCGTTACCTTATAGTGACGTGATAGGGAATATTTCAGGTCCTCCAGTGAGAAATCCCCGTTGGGTATCGGTCTACCGTCTTGCAGGGCTCTTCTATATGCAGATAGATACGCCGCAAAAATAGGGAGGAGGATGGTGTCAAGCCGCTCCTCCAACTCGTCTTTTTCTTTCCGATCTTTATCCACGGCCATTTAGTTTGTCCCTTGCGCGCTCGGTCAGCTCGGCTAGGTTATCTTCCGTTGATACGTCATCCGCGATTGGCACCAGAGTGCCAGGTTGATATAGCTTATCACCGCCTTCAGTTAGCGGCTCACGGTTGGGCAGCATCGAACGAAGTTCGTTAGTGGTCTCTAGGTTGAGGCTCTTACGGACTTTCAGCTCTTCGAGGAGACGGCCGCGTAGCGCGACGATAGCTTCAGGGTTATATGAGATCTTAAATTTCTTAGGGTCCAGCTTGATCTTTGGCATAAGAAACGACGTCAAGCCTTCTGCAATAACGTTGAACGCAGGTAGAACTGCTCGGTCATATAGATCAAACTTAGCCTGTTCCATGTTATTATAAGTACTTGCGTCTGTGCTGACCAAGGGCAAAGGTATCTTGTACCTTAGAAAGATTGAGGTCGAACTGATTTTATCTAGCGCCTGATAGTCCATATCTTTGTTGGAAGCGCCGAACTCTTCGAGGGTCATGTCCTCTGAGCTTATTACCGCAATTTTACCTGCATTCCCTGCACCGCCAAGGTCTCTCTGAATATCCGCCCTTCGCTGCTCATGCTGCTCCCCCTCAAGAGTGTCCTTGAAAGTAGCCACCAAAGATAGTCGCCCGCCGTTTTCCAGCAGCTGGAGATTGTGATTTTTACCCATTATTTGTTGACGCACTTCCAGCGCTGCCGCCTGAAGCGGGGAATCTGCATAAGAATACCCACTCTGACTGGAAAAGCCTGTAGTCCTGCACAGTTCTAGAAAGCTATTGGCTAGATAACGCCAAGTTCGGCGGATCTCTTTACGCTCATAGCTAGCAGAACCTGGACCGTTAGACACATAATATGATTGAGGATATCGATCGACTGCGTTCTCCGTTACGCTTACATTGGAGCTTTTTACCGACCATATGTTTACCGGCAAGCGCTCCACCGAGCCCTCAGCAGCCACGAAGGAATCGTGTGTTAGAAGCCAGTTGCGCGCCATGGCACCCATTAGAGATCGGTATCCTTCTGCTGGGTTGGGCGTCCTTAGCAGAGACAACACTTCATGTTCGACAATCATTTGTCCGTCCGGCCCGATGATGACCGGCTCGATGGCCTCTATCTCGTCCGCGATGAGATCGACGGCAGTCGCCACCGCCGCACATGTTCGATAGAACTCGTAGGCTTGCGAGGCAGTCAGGCGAGTTCCCCCAGAAAGCGCCCACGCTAAATATGAGCCGTTAGGGATATCCACCGAGGAACTATAGGAAGTGGATTTAAGCTGAGGTGCCGCCACTTCTTTTTTGCCAAATAGTGTGTTGAATATTGACACTGGGTAAGCCCCTTAGAATAGAGAATAATCGGTTAAGTATCGAGGTTATAGAGACTTAAGTCAAGGATTGAATGCTACGGGGGTTTTATGTTAAGTTTCTGACTCTTTAGGAGGGCTCATGGCAGAATTGACGCAAGAAAGAGTTCACGAACTGTTCGAATATCGGGACGGTAAACTGTACTATAGGGATACCCCTAAGACACCAAATCACGTGAAGAAAGGCGCGGAAGCCGGGTGGATTCACGATAGAAAGAGTGGTAGGCGTGCGGTAATAATATCCAATAAGAAGTACTTTATACATAGAGTCGTATTCCTCTATTTCTATGGGTATCTACCGACTCTGCCGGATATGGTTGACCACATTGATCGGGACTGTACTAACAATAGAATTGATAACTTACGTGTGCTGACGCACGGGCAGAATTGCGCAAACACGCTTCAAAGATCTGGCAGTATATCTGGCTATAAGGGGGTGACACCTTCAGCCCATGGTACATGGATAGCCCAAATGCGGGAGAAGGGTGTGTTATTGCATTTTGGGTGCCGAAGTACCGCTATTGAAGCCGCAAAGCTATACGATGAGAACTGCTTGCGGATACGAGGTGATTTAGCGGTCCTCAACTTCCCTCAAAAAGATGAGGAGAAGAATTGAGGAGGCTTCTTCTGAGTGAATGACATTACGACTGCGTCGGCTAAGTTGGGGGATTTACTCCCTTCAGGGGATTTATCAACTATGATCAAACCCTTTCCGTCCGTTGAGTACGTGGCCTGCGACAGCTCCTTGATGAGTTCTCTTAGACTCGGTAAATCTCCAGGTATCACAATTAGTTCGGACTCATCTATAATCACGCCAGATCGAACGGCCTCGAAGGTGGCGAGGAATCGTTTCCTGAGATTCCAATATGCTTGAGCCTTTAGATTTTTGAAAAAGTCTTTATTCATGGGGGAGTTGCGGTCGCCTTTTATAACTCTTTCCTCGGGGTTTAATACAGAATGCCCGCCGTTCCAGGGGATGACTGCAAACGGCAGTTTACCCGCGTGATTGAGCCCGGCTTTAACCCCCGCGCCGATGCCAACGGAGTCGTACGCCAATTGCGCCACATTATACTTAGTAGATATCCTTACGGCTTTCTCGGTGGTGACCGTAGTGTCAGGCGAGCCCCATGCTTCGACGTATTCCAATCGGATGCCGTTTCTCACGCATATTGCGTTTAAGTCTTTACCCCCGTCCGCGACGTCAACCCCCGCGTAAATCTTACCTGTGGTGTTGAGCTTCAGTTTTTTGTCCGCGTCGATTGCCGCCATAACCCACTCGCCCATGATTACGAGGTTATCCTTAGCCGAGGTGAAATCGATGTCGATCTCTTGCTTGAACTGGCTGAGTAGACCTTCGGCTTCGGCCTTGGCTTTTCTTTCATTGTACCATTCTTGGGATTTCGCTGGATGGTCACGCCATGACATCGTAAAGACGTTTGCGCGGTCACGAACTATATTGCCGGGGATCCACTCTTTACCGGCCTCGTACTTGGAATGGAACACATTACCAACCCCATTAGGAGTAGATACGTCAATACGGACCCGAGTGGTGTCGTTTAGCGCCGATTCAATCAAGTGGGGGCGCTCAACGAAAGCCGCTTCGTCCAGAAAATATATGAGGCTCCTTGAACCCCGTCCGACGTTGTCCCCGGCTTCACCTATGATCGAGGCTCCGTTTTCTGGGTTAAGGATCCTCATGAAGGGCGCGTTCTTTGAAAGATCAAAGCCCTTTGGGATGAAAAAATCCGGGGTGTATTTGAGTATCATCCTCATCTTCTCGAAGATCGAATCGACTACTCCCAACTGGTCTACGGCAGACTCCTTACGCGACCCAAAACCGATCGTGGCGCCTGGTTTGAAAGTCCACGCCCATACCGCGTATGCACAGCACAGCCAAGAGATGCCCATGTCACGGCTTTTACCGATAAGCCCAGACGCCTCTGCGGCGACGCATTCTTCGATGAATTGGATGAATTCTTTCTGACGTTCAAAAAGGATAAATGGCATCGTGGTAGGTAAGCCCCTACCCGCGTTTCGAGGATCAAATGTTACCATCCAATCATTTATATAAGCGGCGGGATTTCGGGAGTAATATTCTTTAGCCCCCATAACGAGGTTAGGGTCGCGTCGGAGGGATATAATCCGCTGTGCCCTAGTGGCAAAGATATCTTGGTATATAGGAGGCCATGTCTCATTCATATTTAAATTCTCCCCTACGATTGACCTTGATTCTACGTTAAACTTGAATTATACGAAA